GTCTACGCGGTCAACTACAACGTACTCAGAATCATGAGCGGCATGGGCGGTCTCGCATACTCCAATTAAATCGTCTTTTTTAAAAATAATCTTTAGAAAAAAACAAAATAATTTTATTAGTTATTTTATTTTTATAATAATGTTATTCTATAATAACTATATGGGAGGAGGTGCTCTAATGCAACTTGTAGCCAATGGCTCTCAAGATATCTATTTAACAGGTAATCCTGAAATGACGTATTTTCGTGCTGTTTATAGAAGACACACTAATTTTGCTAAAGAATCAATCTTACAAAATACTGTAGGTACTTTACAGCAAGGTTCTAAATTTTCAGTTACAATTGGAAGACACGGGGATCTTTTAAATGATATTTACGTAGTTATTAAACGAAAAACGTTTGAAGTCCCAAGCACTGACATGTTAAAAATTGCTTTTGAGGATTGTAGCGGCAATTTTTATTATCCATCGGCCGGGTATAACTTTTTAGAATATGTAGAAGTAGAAATTGGAGGACAAGTTATTGATAAACATTATGGAGATTGGTTAAATATTTGGACTGATTTAACAGAACCTAATGATAAAAAGATGTTACTTAACCAAATGTTGTATGGAAAAACACGCTTATTTTCTCGCAAGGCGGATATTTTTAAAGATGGAGATATTTATCTTCCATTAAAATTTTGGTTTTGTAACAATCCCGGATTAGCACTTCCATTAATCGCCCTGCAATATCACGAGGTAAAATTAAATTTTTCCCTTACACCATCTTGTTTTTCTGCCAATTCGACCGTGTATTTTAACGGACCAAGTGGCGCACATCGTGGCGGTACAGCATCCGCATCGTCCACCGTGGAAACCACCGTTGACGTCTCTGGTCATTCACACCCTATGGAAGTCAAATACCCACTAACCATACCGTTATCGACTAATATTATAGATGAACTGAGTGTGTACGCTGATTATATTTTCTTAGACACTGCTGAGCGCCGAAAATTTGCTAAAGTCAAGCACGAATATTTATTTGAGCAAATTCAAACACAGGGTCCAACATCCATACTACCAACCGCTGATAAAGAAACTGTTGATCTTCGCTTCAACCATCCCATTAAAGAAGTGGTTTGGACATTAGATGACGCCGCACCAAGTATCTGCGCACCAGCATGTAATACTAAAAAGTATGAAATTATAAAGGCCGGTCTTTTACAATTAAATGGTAAAGATCGTTTTCAAAAAAGGAATGGTTCATATTTTACGCTTGCTCAACGATATCAGCATCACTCGGGGTCACCTCTAAAATATTTATTTGAAGCACTTTATTCGGGTGATTTGAGAGGTTTTAAGAAAAATTGGGGTGAATTTACGGGTTCCCGTATTCCCAGTGAGGCCATTCATTTATATTCCTTCGCCTTGCATCCTGAGAAAAATATCCCATCAGGAAGTTGTAATTTTTCGCGATTGGATAATGTAGTATTAGAATTAGATTTTTTTACAGGGCAAGGTTCCAACCCGTGTTTAGGCAGTTCGAGACCCTGTTATTATGACGCCCCCAACAAAAGAACCTTATGGGTTTATGGTATCAACTATAATATATTACGGATTATGGGAGGTATGGGTGGTTTAGTATATTGTAACTAAATATATATATATTATAAATATAAAGAAATTTGTAAATTTATAATATATATCTTATGGGTGGTGGACTAATTCAATTAATGGCAATTGGGCCGCAAAATAATAAAATTTGTGGCAATCCGAAAGTGTCTTTTTTTAAATGTGTATATAGTCAATACTGTAATTTCGGTATAGAATGGTTCTATCAATATTTTCAGGGTGAAAAGAAATTAGGCAAAACAATTAAATGTATTCTAGATAAAAAGGGCGATTTGCTTAGAGAAATGTACATTGTATTTGAAATTTCGAGTAATAGTTACGAAATTCCTAAATTAGGACTTCGCTTAATTGATTATGTAGAAATACAAATTGGTGGACAAACTATAGATAAACATTATGGGGAGTGGTTAGATATTTGGACACAACTCAACTATACTCACGGTAAATATGAGGTGTTCAAATCTTTAATAAAGGATAAATACAGCAGCAGTACGCAAAGTTCTACAACTACAACCAATAATTGTGGAAGTACTAGTATTAAGCGTCTATACGTACCTTTAATTTTTTGGTTTAATTTAAATCCTGGTCTCGCCCTTCCGTTAGTTTCCTTGCAGTATCACGAAGTAACTCTATATTTAAAAATTAAGGCTTTGGAGGATTTACAAATATATACTACTAAAACACCTACTTCGAAAGCACCTCTCGCTGCAAACTCGAATAACAAATTATTTGAGCCCGCGACTGGTGGTGGAAATGTTTGGGGTAATGTTAGAACTACTACATCTACAAATGATGTAGTCGGCGAAAACACTATAGCATTTATAGATATGAGTGGTGGTTCTGGACCACAACCTTCAAAATGGCACACAACAATTTTTAATGGTGAAATACATGATGTATATCTCATGTGTGAATATATATTTTTAGATGTGAAACAGAAAAAAAGGTTTGCTTTAGCTGAAACAGAATACTTAATCACACAAGTGCAATATACCGATAAATTAGATTTAAATCCACTAACTGTGGCAGGACCCACAGCAACCGCATCGATAAGTTTACAATTTAATCATCCAATTAAACAGTTGATATTTGCTGTATACCCCAGTTCATTAAATAATTTTATGATATATAAAAATATGGATAATTCCTTTACGGTGGATAACATCGAATTGTATGCCAATAATTCTAAAATAACCGAAATAAATAACGTAGAATTTTATACGTTACTTAAACCGTTTGCACACTACAACTGTGGCGGTTTCACGTCTAGTGATAAAGTTACTAATTTCAATGGAGGATTCTATTTATATTCATTTGGAATAAATCCCGCCAGTTTTCAACCGTCCGGGTCTCTAAATTTTTCAAGACTCAACGATTTTTCAATAAATTTTACATATGTAAAGACGGATGCCCAATATACGACCATTGCCGAACCTTACAAATTTATGGCATTCGGTCATAACTACAATATTCTTAAAATTAAGAACGGTATGGGGGGTATACTATATTCTAGTTAGTTAAAATTTTATATAACCCTGTATACATTCCTCTTTTGCCTATCATTTTATATTGAGTGTGGGCATCTATAAAATTTAATAATTTATATTTTGAACGATTGTTTATAATATTAGATTCAAATTCTCTGGTTGAAACCATTGGGGGGTTTAAGATATAGGCGGTGCCTAATTTTTGAACAAAATTAATTAACATAAAATCAGCTGTTTGTGCACGCAGGCGAATAGTATTATTTTTCCAATCATCTGGTTTATCATGACCCTTTCCTTCTAAAAATACCGCCATAAATAACTTATAAATACTTGCAATAGTTTCTTTCGAAGGTACAATATACGCGAATGCACAAACAATTTTAAATTTGTCTGTATCAACCTCTATAATTTTCTTTTTACTGGTAAATATCGTGTCTGGGGAATGAATATAGGCCCCTCCCAAATAAAATAAATCGGCGTTTTTGGGTATATTAAATGAACTAAAGGCATTAATTAACGGCATTGCGTCGTCTTCTAATATCAGCACCTTATCATATCCCGAGTCCATAGCAGTTTTAAGTGCTAGTAAATGACTAAGATAACATCCCACTTTTGATAATATGGAGTTTTTATTATTGTCCATAGTTTTGAAATTGCTTCTATTAAACCAAAAATCTGGATGTAATTGACGACTATGAACCCCGAGTTTCTTTGCAATCTTTTTCCGAAAAGTACTATCATATAAATCCTTTCCATATATAGCATCGATTCGTTTAAATGTTGCATCTATTTGCTTGAGGTCGTCCTCAAGTATGGTCCTCCTTGCTACATCTCGTTTAAGATTAATATATAATATAGGGATATCTTGAATGTACATTCTTATATTATATATATTTATTTTTTATTTTAATAATAACAACAATAACAATACATATTTCTATTTCCGGATAGATTTATTTTGGTAGAGTATTGCGTTTTTTTGATGCGATTAAATCTTTCATCCGTTTTTTGTCAATTTGGTTAAGAAACGGTAGTAATATTTTTCGCTCCTTTTGCCCTAAATAAATTGCTCGTGTATGTGAAATGAGACAAGCCATATCCTTGCGACTACCAGAAGGTGAAAGACTGTATTTTTTTCCTAATTTTTTTAAATCTTTAACAGATGCTTTGATGGTTTTAGTCCGAGGCATATATATATATATAAAATATAATTTTTATTGGTTATATGGTCTATATTCTAAAAAGTAAAGATTTGATTTGTGCTTTATTTTTTTATTTACCATTTAACATTTACGTGGGGTTCCAGTAACTTACTGGCGTTTTTAGCAATTGTTTTTAATTTGGGTGAGTTTTTAGTGGCATTCGTTATAATTTTTACTATATCAGATGGATTTTCGATTACGAGACAATTAATACCATCTACAAAAATATTTTCGCTACCCGAAAGCCATTTTTTGTTTAAAATTAATATACAATCTTGATAAATTGCTTCTAAAAAGGTGTATTGACTTCCTCCGCCATCGTTTTTAATTGCAGACAAATCTACTACAAACTTTTTTTTCGTTAATATTTTATCTAATTCTTCAAAGGATTTTTTAAATTTTCCTTTATAATATTTATCAAAATCTAAATTATTTTTTCTCAAATTAAAATATACATAGCGATCATTTGCAGCGCCATAAATAGTAATCTTTTCAGTAGGGGGTAATAATTGATTTGCCTTAAGAGTTATATCAGTATGTTTATCAAAATCTATTCGCGAAATGCTTACACCGCCCTTTTTATCCTTGATTTGCACAGGTGTTTTTGTATATTCGAAAAATGGATGCGATTTAAATTTTGATTTAACACCATATTTATCCATTATATATTTTTTTACTGATTTTCGTATAGTGATAATATCATATTTACCCAATACATCTAATACTGGTTGGCAACTCTTCCCCTTAACTTCTGTAGGGTCGTGTATAACCAATTTTGTGTTACTGTTAAATTGATTTAAAAATTCGTAGTATTTTTTATCTATAGCTGTTATAATTATATTTGGTAGCTGTTTAGCGTCGTCGATTGAAAGATTTTGATACATGACACCATATCCAAATGCGCGCATACGTGGTTTTCCCGATTTAAGTTTTTCGGTTTTTTTTGAAATTTTATACAGTTTGAAGTTATATTTAAGCGATAGATGGGCGGTAAAAGACACCCATCCACCATACGCAGGTTTCCCCATATAAATTAAATTCATCATTTATTATTAAGTTCAGTAAGTTTTAACTTAAGGTTATTTTACTTAATATATATATTATAATGTCAGTTGTTAAATTATCAAAAAAGCAAAGACGCTTGCAAAAAAATCTGGATAAAAGGGAGAATTTAGACAATGAGTTCAAGATTTTACTCGCTTTAAACGACGAAATTATTTTAAGAAGTAATAAAATTACTATGTTACTTAAAGAAATGCATAAAATATATCCATATGAAATCAGATCAATTCAACGCCAAACAGAAATAAAATTGGAAAATTTAATTAAAAGTGGTACCAAGATTTCGAAGCATAAGTTTGATAAACCAATGAAGTTGTCAGACGATTTATACAGTTTTTTAAATATGGAAATCTCAGACGAAAATTTAATGACACGAATTGACGTAGTAGGCAAGATAAGTAAGTATATTCGAGATAAAAAATTACAAAACCCCTCTAACCGAAAATTATTTAATTTGGACGATAATCTGAAAGAATTATTTAATATTAATTGTGGAAAAGTAAACGAAAGTGAAAGTGAAAGTTCATATACGTATAATAATATTAACAAGTTTATTCAACATCATTTAATTTCTCAATGAGGATATGCTGCTTGATATAACCAAGGAAAAGCCAACCTGGCATCCATATTTACCAAAGTTAGTGCCGACAAAATCCAATTAGCTGCTGTACTTTTATCCGAGTCAGTTCGACCTTCAGTTAGCAATCTATCAAAAATACCCAAAATTATATTCGAAAGTTTATAATGATTGGTATATCGCCGTATAATTTTATATTCAATATTAAATAATTGGGGTCCATTTATATATTTGATTTTTTCGGTTGGAGACAAATTAAGTCTATAATGCCACATATCAAAGATAAAATAGTATAAGGACTTTAATTCTACTAAATTAAGACTCAAAAACCAACTGCATTTCGTATAATTATTTAATCTATCTATTTTTTGAAATATGTCTATGCATTTTTGTTGCAATTCAAGACTCTTATTAAATACCTTTTTCTTTTTTTTTACAAACGGACAGTTTATATTTTTAAATTTTTCGTGAGCAAATTCTGGAATTTCCTGACAATTATATGGGTTCTTCGATTTATATTTTAATAGGTTTTGAAAAGTTTTAATATGAAACCCCCAATATAAACCCTTACTATCTTTATAGGATATAAAATCCTTATTAGCAATGTTCGCAATATTTTCTAATTCCATACAATCTATATGATTGATGCATATGTGCCGCGCATAAATACTGATGCCTCTAGAGTATATATTTTTTCGTACAATAAATCCCCTGAGACAGATTTGAAATTTTTTAATACTAACTAAGTCATAATTTTTGACGGCGACGCGAAAATCGAATTTTATTTTAACTCTTTTATCGTTTAAAATAGTAGCGAGACCCTTTGTGCGCCATATTTTTTCATGTAGGTTACAAAAATTACAGGTTCCATTTTGCTTCCGTGAGCATTGTTTATCAGGATTACTAACTAATCTGGCATAACAACGTGAGGTATTAAATGTATTGTTCATAAAATCTAACGATATATATATAATAGTGTTATAATTTTAAATAAATAAATTATTTCAAATTTATGAATAATTACACTGCGAATGGATGACTATTTATTATAGGTGATACTGGTGATGTAGGTCGACGGTGTCTCCTTCCAATTGATTTAACTATTCTACGATGTTTTCGTATATGATTTAAATCGAGTGTAATATTTAATAATTGACAAGTACTTATAAATTTTTCTTGATAATCTCCAAATTTGTATATTGCGTTCGAATTAAGTATATATAGTCGCGCTACACTCAGAAAATTTTTTTTTATATCAACCCTTTTTAAACATTTATAACAGCAGCGGGTTTTTATAAAAGCCGACGACCTTATTAAACACCGTATTTCACTTTTAAAACGCAATTTAGATAAATTTTCTAAATAACTTGTTATCGAGGAAAATAGGAGTTTACTGTGATTTGTTTTTTCATAAATATGTTTATCAAAATACGAATATTTAAAACTATATAAATATTGCGGAAGACACTTATTAATTTTAAAATAATAATTATTTATATGTATAAATAAAAGTATATGTTCTTTTAATGAAAAAGGTATATTAGTATAGGGATTTTTAATAGGAGGGAGTTCCCCATATAAATAATAGTGTTCGTCTATATTCTGCAAAGTATATTTGTATAATTTTATAATATTCACTGTATTAAACCGATACATGCTATTATTTATATTTAATTCAACACAGGTTTTATCGAGTGGGGTTAATTCTAATGAAAAGTCATTTATATATTTAGGGGTCTTTATATTTTTTTTGAAATTATGACCTATAAATCTCCGAATTCGTAATATAGCTTTAATAAAGGTAAAGAGGGTCGCGTACATCTCATCATTATAAAAAGCCTTGGTTTTATTGCATAATATTTCCATAAATAACGCCATTTTGTTATATCGCCTCTCTGTGCAAAATTCAATAAAAGTTACAATATCAGCATTAATTATACAATTTGTATTAAAATGAAATTCATAATCATTAAAAGTGTTAAAAAAATCAAACATGTACTATTTATATGAAGTTAACCTTTAAATATTCATAAATATTATAATTTTGATTTATAATTATCTCATTACTATTATTAATATAAAATGCGCCAACGAGATAACGTAGTAATTAATCCTTGGAATAATAAAAATAAACTTTTAACCGAGGAAGATGTATATCAGATTTTAGAACGCGGCGGATTTACAAATGCGCGGGCGGCAGTAAAAATTAATAATTTGGGTTATTATCAAACTGCCTTTATTCATCCGTCATATGTAAAGAAACATATATTCGAGAATTCAGTAGATAATAGTATTTCTCTTTCTAAAAAACCCTTCGATGCTCTCGAATTATTTGAAGAAAATAATAATTATGAAAATCAAGAATTTTTAGGCGACCGCGTACTCGACATGAGCGCCGCGTTTTATATTTGCAGAAAGTATCCGGACCAAAATCAGGGTTTTAAAACTGTTCTTAAAACTAAATTAGTTAGGAAAAATTCTTTGGCAAAATTCGCCAAATATTTAGACTTCCCCAAACATCTAATTATCTCTAAACAAGTGGAAGAAAATACTAATCAAGGTCGAATGAATGACCGAATTCTAGAAGATGTAATGGAGGCTTTTATATGTGGTTTATTTCTGGATCAAAACGAGACTGGATTTTATTCAAAGGTGGTTACTGATTTAGGAAGTCAACGTTTGATTGGTCCGGGTTGGCAAATTGCTAATGCCTTTATTGAAAATGTATTAGAGAAGGTTGTCGATTTCGAAGAACTACTTATGAAAGAAGAAAATTATAAAGAACAGCTTTTACAATTTTACCAGAAAGAATTTAAGATGACACCCGAATATATATCTATATCAGTAGAAGGTCCGCCACATAATAGAATTTTCACCGAAGGGGTTTTAGGTAAGAATGGTGATATAATTGCGAAAGGAGTTGGTAAAAAGAAACAAGATGCACAACAACACGCTTCACTGATAGCATTAAAATATTTCGGAACAATTTCGTAAAATTAAAATATTAAATAATAATATACATGTATAAAACTATTACTGACCCATACACACAAAAAAACTATTCTATTAATTCAGAAAAAGGTATTGGTATTTTAAAAAATTATATTACGTTTTCGGTATCGAAAATTAAAAATCACCCGATGAAAGGGGGTTCCAATGAATTACCCTCCGCTGGCAAAGAAACAATGGAACCAGTTGCGGAAAAAAAAAATGTATTAGAAGAGGAAAAATGGGAGTGTAATTGGGAAAAGAACGGTGACGTTACATGCGACGAAACTTCTGGTATGGTTAAACCAGAATGTTCTGATTACGCAGCCGCCTTAGCAGCATGTCGAACACACCTGGCTATAGAAAAAACTAAACGTAAAAGTACTGAGGAAGTATTAATACGAAATGCTTTATATATATCAAAATTAGAAAGAAAGATTAAATTACTAAAAGAACAGCATCAGAGTGATGAAAAACATCATAAAGACGACGAACAGAAAATCGCGGCGGTAGAACAGGAACGCAATCAGGCAAAGGCTGAGGCGGCATCAGAGCACAAAAAGGCGCAGGCGGCAAATGCCAGAGCTGATGTGGAACACTCTAAAGCAGAAGCGGATCATCAAACAGCAGTCCAGGCAAC